AAACTAGAAGAAACTTTCCCACCAACAAACCCTACACCTGAAGATACAATGGAAAAAATTATGTACCGATCTGGTCAGCGTAGTGTCGTTGAGTGGGTCATCCAATACATGGAGGAGAACTGATGTCACGCGCTAGTCAATACGCCGCTATGATGCGTGGCGGTCCCCAATTTGGACAGGTTGCTCCTGTTGTCAACACTAGACGTGGTGCTCCTGTAGTGCGTCCTGATGTTCGTTATTATCAAGAACGGGCACCACTCCTTAAAAACATGGACAAGGTAATTGGCACTACCTCTGCTCCTAGCGATCAGCATGTTTTAACTGGTTTCCAAGGCGGCTATGCTGTTTGGGAAAAGAAGGCTGCTCCCGCCCCATCTGGTGGCGGTGGAGGAGGAGGCGGAGGAGGCGGTGGCGGTAACGCTGCTGCTCAACAACTCGCCCAACTGACTGCACAATCTGAAGCCTATCGTAAAGAAGCTACGGCTGCTCTTGAAGCTGGTAAACTTCGTATCCAACAACTGGAAGACGAAGAACTTCAACGGCAAAAAGCTGCTGAACTTCAGAACCGTCTCGCTATTCAAGCTCAAACTAGTCAAGCCCGTGGTGCTGCTCAAGCTAGCCTTAAGATTGCACCCGCTTCTCAAACTGCCCAGACCGCTGGTACACAGGCGTTCAAACGTCGTCGTGACCAAATGCGTCTTGCTCCAATTCAAACAACCGCTGGTATTAACGCACCAGCAAGTAGTGTACTGAACGTCTAATGTCTGCTAAAACACGCTATGACAGATTGTCTTCAGACCGTTCCCAGTTTCTAAACGTTGCTAGACAAGCAGCAGAACTGACTCTTCCGTACCTTGTCCGAGAGGATGAGGCTTACACCAAAGGTGCTAAGAATCTCATTACCCCCTGGCAATCAGTGGGAGCTAAAGGTGTGGTGACGCTGGCAAGTAAACTAATGCTTGCTCTTCTACCTCCACAAACCAGCTTCTTTAAACTCCAGGTCAATGACATCAACCTTGGTGAAGAACTAGGACCAGAGATCAGGTCAGAACTTGACTTGTCGTTTGCTAAGATTGAACGCACCATCATGGAATCTATCGCCGCTTCTGGCGACCGTGTGGTTGTTCATCAAGCACTCAAGCATCTTGTTGTTTCTGGAAATGCTCTTATCTTTATGGGTAAGGAAGGGCTCAAGCTCTATCCCCTTAACCGATATGCTGTAGATAGAGATGGTAACGGTAACGTTATAGAAATTGTAACGAAAGAAACAATCTCGAAAAAACTGCTCAAAAAATTTTATCCAGAGTACAAGAGTCCGAGCACAGAATCAGTATCTGACAGTAGCAATTACCGAGATGATGAATGTGATATTTATACACACGTCACTCGGGATAACAACCGTTGGATCTGGCACCAGGAAGTAGACGGTGAAGTCCTTCCTAGGTCCATGAGCAAGGCACCTCTTGACGCCAACCCCTGGCTTGTGCTACGCTTTAACCACGTGGACGGAGAGGTCTACGGTCGTGGTCGGGTCGAAGAGTTCATCGGAGATCTGAAGTCACTTGAAGCACTGTCACAAGCACTCGTCGAAGGCAGCGCTGCAGCTGCTAAGGTAGTGTTTACTGTCAGTCCTTCCAGCACCACCAAGCCCGCAACGCTTGCCAAGGCAGGCAACGGTGCTATCATCCAGGGTCGCCCTGATGACATCGGTGTGGTGCAGGTTGGCAAGACAGCTGACTTCCAAACCGCCTATCAAATGGTCGGCTCTTTGTCTCAACGACTCAGCGAAGCATTCCTTGTGCTTAACGTTCGTCAATCTGAACGGACAACTGCTGAAGAAGTCAGGATGACTCAACTCGAACTCGAACAGCAACTGGGTGGTCTCTTCTCCCTACTGACTGTTGAGTTCCTTGTTCCTTATCTCAACAGGAAACTGAACGTTGCTCAGAAGACTGGTGAGATTCCCCGTCTACCTAAGGGTGATATTGTTAAGCCTACTATTGTGGCTGGTATCAATGCACTTGGTCGGGGTCAAGATCGTGAAAGCCTTGGTCAATTCATCACTGTCATTGCACAGACGATGGGTCCAGAGGCTATCCAACAGTACATCAATCCTGATGAAGTTATCAAGCGTCTCGCTGCTGCTTCTGGTATTGATGTTCTGAATCTCGTTAAGAGTATGGATGAACGCCAAGCTGAACAACAACAAGCTATGGCACAACAGCAACAAATGCTGGCTATGCAACAAGAGCCACAGATGGCTGCTGTTGAACAGAAACGAGAACAAGCTGCTATGCAACAGATGCAGCAGCAACAACTACCACCTGAACTACCACCACCAGTTGAATGAGCGAACAATTTACAATGGTTGACGCCGCCCCTGAAACTAATGAGGCTGGCTTGAATACTGCTGAACAAGAATCCTTGGCAGTAGCTGAAAGTCTGGAGAGCGGTGATTCCCCACTACTAGCTGGAAAATTTAAAGATGCCAGTGCCCTTGAGCAAGCGTATCTTGCACTACAAAAGAAACTAGGAGAACCTAACGAAGATGTACGGGACGAAGAAGGGGTCGAAGAAACCCAAGCCTCCGAAGAAGTAGAAGAAACTACCGACGAAGAACCAGAGTCTGAAGCTGAAAGTCTTACTGAGGCTCAAGCACAAGAATTGTTCAAGATGGTCGGCGGTGAGAAAGCTTATCAGTCCATGATCAATTGGGCTGGTCAAAACCTTTCCCAAGAAGAGATTCAAATGTATGACTCGGTGATGGGTAAAGGTGATCCTAATGCAATCTTCTTCGCGGTCCAAGCTTTGAATAGTAAGTACTCTGATTCCGTCGGACGTGACGGACAAATGTTGTCTGGTAAATCAGCTAAGTCTGAAGACAACGGTTTCCAAAGCCAAGCTCAACTTGTTGAAGCAATGTCAGATCCTCGTTATGATAACGACCCGGCTTATCGCCGTATGGTCCTTAACAAACTGGCGAACTCTGACGTAGAATTTTAATGAATGACACAAACATCTGGGCCAAAGAGCCACCCCTCATCATGACTGATCATCCCTACGGTGTCCCACATAACGAACGTGCTGAGCAGCTTAACGGTCGCCTCGCTATGCTTGGCGTCATGGCTGCTCTTGGCGCTTACGCGCTAACTGGACAAATTATTCCTGGTATCTGGTAATGCCTCTTAAGAAGGGTAAATCAAAAGAAACTATTTCTAAGAACATTAGGCAGTTGACTATTGAAGGTTACCCTTCTAAACAAGCCGCTGCCATTGCCTACAGCAAAGCTGGTAAATCTAAAAAAAGTAATGGCTAAGCCTGGTCTCTATGCAAACATCCACGCCAAACGTTTGAGAATCAAACAAGGCAGTGGTGAAAAAATGAGAAAGCCTGGGGCTGCTGGCGCACCCACGGCTGCTAACTTTAAACGCGCCGCTAAAACTGCTAAAAAGTAATTAACTAATCCCATGAAAACTCTTGCTATCCTCCCCGCTGTCGCTCTGATGGCTGCTCCTGCTTTTGCTGGTCCTTATGCTAACGTTGAAGTCAACAGCGGTTTCGCTGGTGGCAGCTACAACGGCTCCACCATTGACACCCACGTGGGCGTTGAAGGCGGTTCCGGTAAGTTTGGCTGGTATGTCCAAGCTGGTCCTACTGTCGTCGCTCCTGACGGCGCTGATACTGAAGTGGAGCTGGCTGGTAAAGCTGGTGGTTCCTACGCTGCTAGCGATAAGCTGTCGGTGTACGGTGAAGTCTCCTTCATCACCGCTGAACAAAATGGTTACGGCACCAAAGCCGGTCTGAAGTATAAGTTCTGATTATTATGATTGAATGTCCCCAATGCACCCCGGCGCAACAATACGTTCTAGAACAGCTGCAAGTTAAAGCGGATATCACAGACCCTGTTGCCCTGGCAGTCATCTTGGGGAACATTCAACAGGAATCAAACTTCCGTCCCAATGTCTGCGAGGGTGGTACTATCGTTCCTTACGATCGCTGCCTTCGTGGTGGGTACGGTTTAATTCAGTGGACATCGCCCAGACGTTATCATGGTCTGGGCAGATTCTGTAAAAGATACGGGTGCGACCCTAGTAGTCTGGTAGGTCAAACCCGTTACATGATAAACGAGCTTCGGTTTCGTGCCGAGCTTGCTGAATTCCAGACTCCTTACCAACAACTCCCCTATTACATGAACTCCGCCTACTATTGGTTGGGTTGGGGAATCAAAGGTAATAGGGAAAGTTATTCATACTCTTTCCTAGACAAACTTAAATGACTGCAACAATTGCTTTACAGCAGAAGAATGCCTGGGACCAGTTTTGTGACTGGGTTACTTCTACTAACAACCGTCTTTATGTAGGTTGG